AAGATCCCACACCTTATGTCTGGGATTACTTGCGTTCTCGCCTTCGTGCTACTGATCCTGAACTCCAGCAACACTTGTACATGCGCTGCACAGCCAACCCCGGAGGAGTGGGTGGTTGGTGGGTCAAGAAGACCTACATCGATGGCTTGGAATCAAACAAGCCTTTTGTTGCGTTTGACATAGAGACTAAACATCCCTTTGTGTGGCCCGCTGGTCACGAGAAGGCAGGGGAGCCGTTGTTCTACCGTAAGTTTGTCCCAGCACGGCTCACCGACAACCCCTATCTGATGGCAGACGGCCAGTACGAGGCTATGCTCAGATCGCTCCCAGAAGTCGAGCGGAAGAGACTTCTTGAAGGGGATTGGGATGTGGCGGAGGGAGCGGCCTTCCCCGAATTTTCAAGAGTGCGTCATGTTGTCGAACCTTATGATCTTCCAACCAACTGGCCCCGTATACGAGCGGCGGACTACGGGTATGCGAGTCCTTCGTGCGTTCTGTGGGGGGCTATTGACTGGGATAATAATATCTGGGTTTATCGCGAACTATATGCTAAACACTTGACAGCAGAACAATTAGCTGATAAAATAATGGAAGCAGAGCAGCTAGACCCATTACCGCACTACACGGTTCTGGATTCTTCCTGTTGGAACAAGACAGGATTCGGCCCTTCTATTGCTGAAACTATGATGAGACAAGGAGTCAGGTGGACACCATCTGATCGTAATCGCGTACAGGGCAAGATGGAAATACATCGTCGTCTTGCCGATGATCCCTACACAGAAGAACCTCGCATACGCATTTTCTCGACTTGCCAGAATATAATTAAGCAACTTGCTGGCATACCGCTTTCCAAGTCCAACAGCGAAGACGTAGATACGAAGTCTGAAGATCACGCCTACGATGCTCTGCGGTACATGCTGATGACACGCATGAGCGGGTACACATCAATCCACAAGCAACTTGGTGCAATCAAGAGTCAGGTGTTCCAAGTACAAGATGAAACCTTTGGTTACTAATGGCACAGTTTAACGAAGCATTTGAAGAAAGTCTACGCGCTGGTGGCGCAAGTCGTCAGAAGAGCCTTAACTCGTCTACTCTGCGAGATGTAATTACCAATCGATCTCCTGACGATTATAAAAAGGGTTCGGGCCAAGGCAAGATAAACAGCGCACTTCGTTTCTTTGAAGCCGCTGGCATTGCCGACATGACTGTCGGGGAACTTGCTGACGATCCTGTAGCTTTTGTAAACGCGATGACAGGTGATGCTTACGCTAACTTTGGAAAAAATCAAGCGAACGAAGCGTCAAAATTTATTTCCGGAATCTTTCAAGACGCAGGTCACGGTAAGGCGTGGGGCAGCAATACTTTAAAGAAAGAATTGAGTCCTGAAAAAGCCCTAGAACTTTTTCCCATTGAATCCACCCAAGAAAAGGTAAAAGGCTACCCAGACGACTTTTTTACCCGCACAAAAAAGGTTGTTATGGAGTTGCAGGCGGCAGGACAAAAGGAAGCTGCCGCACAATTCTTGCTGACAATGACGGGGGGATATCGTTCAGCAGACTTAACTGATGTCTTAGTTCAAGATATCGACTTTAGGACCGGCGTTCTGTTTGATGTGGAAGTTAAAGATGCAGCAACGACAACTAAGAAGACAGGTGTTTTTTCTGCTCCTCAACTGGATGTCTTAAAGGATTATTTAGGCGGCAGAACAGAGGGCGTATTGTTTGCAAACCCTGATGCTAATGCTAAGATAATTAACGCTGCACTAAAGAAAAATTTTCCACCCGATTACCTTACTAAGAACACTAAGGCAAGGGGTACTTTTACCACTGGGGTAACACTTTACGACTATCGACATTTCAACGAAACCTTTTTGTCTTCTATGGACGTTAGTGATGAACTTCGTAAAGTCGCTACTCTCCGTTCCCCTTCTAAAGTATCAGAAAGGTACGCTGCCAGTGGCGCACGGCGAAAGGATATTAACAGACTGCACGGCGGTCTCTTATCTCTATTTGCTGCAGGATCAAATACATCGTCTCCAGCCCAGTTTCTTAATGATGTTTTGAGCGTTGACGGCAGTCAGCCTCTGCTCTCTGATCGAACAAGAAAGCTAACAGCTACCAGAGAACTAATAGAGCAGGTGGGCTACGAAGACGCTATTTCGCCATCTCTATACGCTAGTCTGCCAGAAGAAGGCGACGTGACGGGAACAAGAGCAGTCGGTATTGATCCTGAAACTACTGCGGCTCTTAATCAACAAACACAGTCCGAAGCTATGAAAGCTGCTCTACAAGCAGACATTGATGCAGGAGCGATGGCGGAAGATGCTGCTGCGGGAAGAGCAAAGGCTCTGGAGACTAGGCAGGACCAAGACAAGCAAAGAAAAGAAACAAAGCTGGACGACACTAAAGGCTTTCTTATGAGAAACATAGATAAGTTTAAGCCATTAGTTACCTTTGTACCGTTTGTGGGCACTGCTGCTGGCATTGCTGGAATACCTCAAGTTAGAGAAGACATATCAGGTACAATGCAAGAGTTGTTTGGTATGCCCCCTGCATACGCAGATGCTGTAGGCACAGCAGGCGCTATTGGGGATTTTGCAATAGGTGAAGCAGCATTCGTTGCACCAAGCGATGTCGTAGCTGGGGGTCAGGCTTTAGGAAGCCTAGACTCAACAGTTAGCCCGGAATCACTTGAAACAGCGGACATGGCACCCAAGTTAGTAGGACGAGATGATTTTGCGGGACAACCGTTCTCATCTATGTCGCAGAGCGACTTCCAACCTGTAAAAATTCCACCTATACCACCTACTTCATCCGGTATGCTGGAAGCAGCTAACGCTAAAGATAAAGTTAACCTTGCTACACGAGCCGCAGAGCAAGGTCAAGAAACGACAATGACTGGCTCATTTATGAATCCCTAATCTAGATAAACGAGGAAGATATGACAAATCTAAACATGGGCGAAGCGTACATTATGAATTCACCGAACACTTCAGTGGACGATCAGATGGGCGCTGACAAGCTTTACCGTGAAGGTCTTGAGTTTGACACCAAGACTGCACAGGGCGTTCTGACTGAAGATATGCCTAAGAAGATGACTAAGACGGCAGTTGATCCTTCACTGATGAAGATGGCTGAAGAACGCGACTACTAAAAGGTAGGTCACTATGACTGACAACTTTCTGGAACCCGCTGATGATACGGCTGTTCCGCTCCTTGAACCGGAAGAGCAGATTCCGGGCCTAGCGGCGTACGTCAAGCACAAGTTCGAAGATGCGGAGAACGGACGTTACTCATACGAGCAGCGATGGCTGCAAGCGTACAAAAACTTTCGTGGTATCTACGATTCTACTACACAGTACCGTGACTCTGAGCGGTCAAAGGTGTTCATTAAGATCACCAAAACTAAGGTACTGGCAGCTTACGGTCAGATCGTTGACATTCTATTCGCTAACAAAAAGTTTCCGATGGTTGTTGAGCCAACCCCCGTGCCAGAAGGTATAGCGGAGTTTGCACATCAGAAGACTCCTGTAGATGACATTGTAGACCCGTACGGCTTCGCTGGAGACGGCAGAGAGTTACCTATGGGGGCTACACAGGCAACCCCTAACATGGACTTTCTAGGGGGCTTAGAGGGCCGTTACAAGGATACTCCTATGTCGGAGGGTCCGTCGTTAGTCGGAGAACCTCAGATCAGCCCCGCACAGAAGGCTGCTCTCAACATGGAGAAACAAATCCATGATCAACTTCTTGACACAAGTGCTGTTAACGTCCTTCGATCTGCTATTTTCGAATCTTCTCTTCTGGGAACTGGTATCGTAAAAGGTCCGTTTAATCACTACAAGCGTATTCACAAATGGGAGCGAGGAGAAGAGGGGCGTGTCTACATGCCTTACGAAAAAACAATTCCTCGTATTGAACACGTATCTCCTTGGGATTTTCATCCCGATCCCTCTGCTACTACAGTTGAAGATTGCGAATACGTAATTCAAAGACACCGAATGAACCGTCAGCAACTTCGCTCACTTATTGCCCAGCCCTACTTTTATAAGGATGCAATCGAAGAGACTCTTGCACGAGGTCCGAACTACGAGGATAAGTATTACGAGGATACTATTCGCGAAGACGAGACAGAGGCGTATTATCAAGGTAACCGATACGAGGTCTTAGAGTATTGGGGTGTTCTTGATTCTCAGATGGCTTATGAAGCAGGGCTAGACGTTGCAGATCAGATGGACGAGTTTGATCAGGTACAGGTTAACGTCTGGGTATGTGGCAATATGGTTCTGCGTTGTGTTCTCAACCCGTTTACACCTGCACGTATTCCTTATCAAGTGTTCCCTTACGAGATCAACCCCTATCAAATCTGGGGTGTTGGTGTAGCGGAGAACATGGAAGATGCACAGATGCTGATGAATGGTCACGTTCGTATGGCAATCGACAACCTTGCTCTCGCAGGTAACCTTGTGTTTGACGTTGATGAAGCATCTCTCGTACCGGGTCAGAACATGGACATCTTCCCCGGCAAGATATTCCGTAGGCAATCGGGCGTTACTGGTACAGCAATCAACGGTCTCAAGTTCCCTAATACAGCACCTGAGAACATTCAGATGTACCAGATCAGCAGACAACTCGCTGACGAGGAGACAGGTCTGCCGTCTATCATGCACGGGCAAACAGGTGTATCAGGTACAGGTCGTACTGCATCAGGTTTATCTATGCGTCTTGGCGGCGCAAGTCTGTCTCTCAAAACAGTAATCAAGAACATTGACGATAGTCTTCTCAAGCCACTTGGAGAGGCGTACTTCCAGTGGAATATGCAATTTAACGAAGATACACCCGACATTGAGGGTGATTTAGAAATCAAACCTCGCGGCGTGGCTGCTGTTATGCAGAAAGAGGTACGCAGTCAGAGACTGACAACACTACTGCAAACAGTGTCAAATCCGATGCTGACACCGATTATTAAGATTTCCAACCTCATGACCGATCTTGCCATAGCGCAAGCC